TTACATCGAAGAAGGTGGTGCATTTAACGACATCACACCGATTCGTGAGACCACCAGCGCAGGCGATGTGACGTTTGCTGCCACGAATGGCAGCACAACTATTACCGTTACCGACGCATCTCACGGCGCGGTCGAAAATGACTTTGTTACCTTCTCCGGTGCAGCCTCATTAGGTGGCAACATTACTGCTGCGATTCTCAACATAGAATATCAGATCGTCAGTATCATCAACGCCAACAGCTATACGATTACAGCAAGTGTGGCAGCCAACTCTTCTGACAGCGGCAACGGTGGATCAAGCACCGTGGGCGCGTATCAAATCAATGTTGGCTTGGACTCGACGGTCGGCGGCACAGGCTGGGGCGCAGGATTGTACGGTGGTGTAGCCGCAGGCGCTCTTGAAACCACGATCAACGAAGGCGGTACGTTCTCTGATTCTGACACTACGCTCACCGTGACTAGCGGCACAGGCATTGCCACCAATGACCTTATACTGATTGACAACGAGATACTGAAAGTCACCAACGTATCGACTAATGACTTGACCGTGACACGCGCACAGTCCGGCACAGAAGCGTCAACACATGCTAACGGTGCTACCGTGACTTTGATTGACGGCAACGCCAGTAGCGACAATGATTATTTTGGTTGGGGCGATGCGGCATCCGGCGGTCTGACAACAACGACACAGATTCGTCTTTGGTCACACGACAACTTTGGTGAAGATCTGCTAATCAATGCACGGGACAGCAATATCTTTTACTGGGACCGCACGAACAATTTGTCCACACGAGCTATTGAACTGTCTACACGCACCGGCACAAAGACAAGTGTCCCTCAGGTGGCAAAGCAGGTGCTTGTGTCAGATCAGGATAGACATGTCATCGTGTTTGGCGCTGATGGACTAGGGGGTAGTTCCAGCGCCACGCAAGGAGATGGCATTCAAGACCCATTGCTAATACGGTTCTCTAGTCAAGAAAATCCCATAGATTTTTTTCCAACGTCTACCAATACTGCCGGAGATCTGAGGCTCGGATCGGGATCAACCTTTGTGCAGGCGGTAGAAACAAAGCGTGAGATTCTCGTTTGGACCGATACGGCCCTGTTCTCCATGCGGTTCATTGGACCGCCATTCACCTTTGGCTTATCACAGCTTGCCTCAAACATCACGATCATGGGTCCAAATGCGGCAGTTGCAACCGAAGATGTCGTGTATTGGATGGGAATAGATAACTTCTATGTCTATGCGGGTCGCACGCAGCAGCTTCCATGCAGCGTTAGGCAGAAAGTGTTTGGAGATTTCAACCGTTCTCAATCTGACAAGGTCACCTCTGGAATCAACTCAGAGTTCAGCGAAATATTCTGGTTCTATCCGTCAGCATCTTCAACAGAGAATGACAAATACGTCATCTACAACTATGGAGATGAGATCTGGTATTTTGGAAGTCTGGCTAGAACTGCTTGGATAGATCGTGGCACACGCTCAAACCCTTTGGCGGCTGGCAATCAGTACATCTTCAACCACGAGATAGGGTTTGATGATGATGGGTCGGCAATGACATCCTTCATAGAGTCTGCTTCGATGGCCATAGGAGACGGGGACAAGTTCACGCACATCAGGCGAGTAATCCCAGACCTCACATTTTTGGGATCAACTAATTTGAGCAGTCCACAGGCTGTATTTACTGTGAAGTCTCGCCGCTTCCCCGGCGCGTCATTCGACAATACAGACTCCGGCACCACCATAGGTTCAATATCGGGCGATGTTGAAACATTCACAGAGCAGTTGCACCTTCGCTCAAGGGGAAGATCATTCGCTGTTCGGGTTGAAAGCACTGCACTGGGAACAAAATGGAAGCTGGGTAGCCCTCGCGTTGATATGCGTCCAGATGGGAGACAGTAATGGCACAGGTACAGAATCCACCGCCCAGATTGCCCGAAGCCCCGCAACAATATGATCCAAAATATATGGCTGATCTTTTGCGGGCTTTGGAGATATTTATTTCTCAGGAGAGAACGCCGGGGGAGATGCGCGGCACAAAAATAACGCTTACGGATTTGCCAACAAGCTCTAGTGGCCTAGAAAGCGGTGCCTTGTTCAACGACAGTGGGACAGTAAAAATTGTATCATAGTACAAATTATGACTAGCAAGAAGTTACAGAGCAAAAGTAAGTATGATCAGTACGATCTTGATGGAGACGGGGTCGTAACGGATGAGGAGCTTGAGCAGGCAAGAGAGATAAAAGAGACCGAGAGGGATTTAAGAAAGAGCCTAGCCCAGCTTAGAATGGCCAGATTTACGCTGATCGGCATGGGGGTCTTTACAGCCGCGATGTTTACCCCATGGGTATCGGTAGAGAGAATACAGGCCCTTTCTGAAATATCGTCTTTATTCTATATTTCTGGTGCCGGAATTGTGGGGGCTTACATGGGAACTACCGCATGGATGGCAAAGAAGTAGCCACGGGAGATCTGTAGGGATGTGGGGAATGCACGGAAGAACCACAGCCCTACAGGCACAAATAAATAGGAGGAGAAGCAATGTTGCAGGCGTTGATCGGGCCGGTTACGGGCCTTTTGGACAAGTTCATAGAGGACAAGGACCAGAAAGCGAAGCTGGCACACGAAATCGCGACCATGGCCGAAAAGCAGATGCACGAAGCCAACATGGGTCAGATAGAGATCAACAAAGCAGAGGCGCAACATAGGTCCATATTTGTTGCTGGCTGGCGTCCATTCCTTGGTTGGTGTCTTTCTTTCGCCATGGCATGGCATTTTGTTCTAGCTCCTGTCACAATGTTCGTATGCTCATACGCAGGGATAGAGATACCAGAACTACCAACTTTTGATATGGATTCTCTGATGACTGTATTGTTGGGCATGCTGGGGCTTGGTGGTCTTAGGACCGTAGAGAAGGTAAAAGGGATCACAAAGTAATGCCAGAACCCGGTATAGGAAGACCAGATGAGCGAGTGGCTGCTGTTCAGGCAGCTATGCCACGCGATTCAGGCACTGGTCAAATAACAGGATCGGCTCCTGTGGGATCTGCGTCATACATAGGTGGCGCAGACACTACAGATGTTTTTTCTCAGGTGAATGACCCTGTTAGGGTGGCGCAAGAAATATATGCAGCCACTGGCGGTCTTGAAGACATCTTGAGCAAAGAAGAGTTCTTCGCACAAAACAATATGACCCTTACGAATCCATATGGCGCTTCACCATTTGGCATGGACCCATCTAAGGTTGATTACTCTGGCAATCTCACTGAGAAGCAGAGAAGACAGATCATGGATCTTGCCTATGATAGGTATCGCAACCCCTTTGCAAAAAAGAATATATTTGGAGATGACGTAGGGGGAGACCCAGAAACTGGCCAAGTTAGATCTGGCCTTACTTCTATATTCACCTCTCCAATGACATATCTCGGAGAGGTTAAAAAGGTTCCTTTGCCGAAAAGCCCCAGCAGGAGCCTTGCAGAAATGATCCCCGGTGGTTTGGGGCTTTTAATTAGAATGTTGCCCCAAGAAAAGAGGGGCATGATTGACGCTCGTGAGTTGCCGGGTGGTACACCTACATACGCCCAAGGCATGCAGGCATACGAACAAAGCAAAAGAACAGGCAGCTTCCTTGACAACCTTCTAGGCATGGGGAGGGGCAAATGAATATAGACAAGCTGAGAACAGAGATTGCAGAGGATGAGGGCTGCAAGTACGAAATTTATTTAGATCATCTTCACCTACCCACCTTCGGAATTGGACACCTCATTACCAAAGATGATGAAGAGTATGGAAAGCCTGTAGGCACAGTAATCGAACAGGAGAGGGTACAGAAAGTTTTCGCCCTTGATATGACTGTGACTGTAGATGAGTGCAAAGTGCTGTATCCAGACTTTGATGATCTACCTGAGGAATGCCAGCACATAATCGCAAATATGATGTTCAATATGGGCAGGCCGCGTCTTTCCAAATTTAAGGACATGAAAGCGGCTGTAGACGCAAGGTCATGGGACGCCGCCGCCGACGCTATGGTCGATTCCAGATGGTATACGCAAGTCCCAAATCGTGCTAGAAGATTAGTTGACAGAATGCGAGCCTTGTCTGAAGCAGAGGTGTAATTATGGCTTTACCGCTATTACTGGGATTAGGTGGGTCGGCATTAGCTCCTACATTAGGCATTAGCGCATTGACTGCTGGAGCGGTCGGGTCAGGCTTGGGGTCTTTGTTGCAGGGCGATGATCTTGGCACGGCCATTGGCACAGGAATGCTCTCATATTTTGGTGGAAAGATGCTGGGTCCTAAGCTGGCTAGTGCTGGTGTCGGCTCAACTCCTGTGGATACCGTTGGCGCTGCCGTCTCTCCTAGTTTTGTTGGTCCTCCAGTGGCTCCGGTGTCTCCCGGAATACCCGGTGCGATACAAAGCGCAACACAGCCCGCTGCACTAGCGGCGGCGGGATCAGGTTTCCTTGCAAATGAGATTATGAAGCCGCCAGAGATGGACTTCAAAACAGAAGAATATCCTGACATCCCAGAGGCAGATCCTGCAAGGCGCAAAAAGCGTCCCATACCACCCGGCTACAGGCCCGGTATAGATCCAGAGCTTCCATACTTCTTCGCAGAGGGTGGTGAGGTGCAGAGGCCAAACGACAAAGAGATCATCAGTGAAGCTGTTGATGCCATCAAAGGAACAAATCCTGATCCTCAAAGAGCGTTGGCCCTTTTTGTTGTCACATATGGCGAAGAAGCCCTGAGAGATTTGGTTGGCCGTGTTCGCAGCGGTGAGTTTGATCAAAATGCTCAGGTTACAGAGGGCATGGTA